CGCCACTTTTTTTTGATATTTATTTATTTTTTTGAAAAAACAGACAATAGAAAACAGATTTATGGAGGTACGATGGCAGGTCGACGTACAAAATTTACTAAACCAGTTAGAGAACAAATAATAGCAGCATTGAGAGCGGGAGCTACTGTTGAAATGGCTTGTGATGCTGCTGGCATTGGTAAGACCACTTACTATGAGTATCTGAAGAAAGCAGATAGCCACGGTGGATTATACAGAACATTTAAGGAGGAGGTAAATAAAGCACAGGCAGATGGCGCGATCTGTCTTCTGGGTGTGATACGATCGGCCAGTGCCAAAGATTGGAAAGCAGGAGCTTGGATTCTAGAAAGGAGATATGGATATCATCGAGATGGGATAGGCAGCCAGCGAAAACAAAAGCCAGTGGAGATCCCAAAGGATCCGCATGCCATATTGAGAGAACAAGCAGTGGAGATTAAACAAGCAATGGCACAAGCAAAGGCGAGTCAAAGTTGGCAAGCCTATGCAGCATTGCAAAGACAATTTTTATCTGTGGTGGCAGAGATCAGACAGATAGAATCGGAGCTAGGTGATAATGATGAGATGGAGGGTTTGACAGATGAGCAGATGTTGACAGAAATCAGCAATGCCATAATTGGACTGCCACCAATACTGAGACAAAGACTCGAAAATAATCTAACAGCATTTAGCAACATCATCCCTTTTGTGGAGAAGAAATGACAATCATCCAAGCACTATTGATCGGAGCTCTATCTGGTGGACTATTGACCACTGGCACCATTGTTTTAATCGATTCCAAATCAAAGAAGATCGCACAGATAGCCAGCCAACAGACACAGGCACTGGAGGAAATAGCCAGAATAAATGCAGCCATTCAACAGGGCCAGATACAGATACAAAAGAATCTAACTGCACCAGATTTATTAGAGGTGGCTTGCAGTGCAGAATACTTGGCAGACAATAGCGATCTGTTGTGTCGAGAAATGTTCTGTAGACTACAAACCAGGGAAGGAGATGGAGCCAGCCAGCAGGAGTGTGAGTCAATGGCCAACATTAGTAACAGCCTCCAAATCTTGCACGCGTGCAAAGATTCAGGAATAGAGCTAGAAACTTGTCAGGATATATTTGAGAAGAGAAAGTGACCATGATATGTGAAGTTTGTCAATGTGATCCATGTGATTGTTTTGATTGGGGGCAATATGAATTTTGGGGAGTGGTGCCGAGCAGAGGTAAACAAAAGCGGCCGGACCATAACATGGCTGGCTCATCAGGTAGGGGCACACCCGAGTCTGATAGTAAAATGGAGGACCAGAAACAGCAACCCAAAAACAGAATACTTTTTGCTGATTTGCATAACACTGGCCAAAGATCAAAATAGATCATTGTGTACAGTGTTAGAAGAGGGTGCAGCAGCAATGGGAGTCAAGATTAATCTAGATAGCTAAAGGAGGTAACAATGGCTAGAGAGATGTATGGGGATCAGGTAGTGCCCCGATTCACACTACTAAAAGGGGATTGTTTAGAAACCCTAAAAACACTAGAGGATTGCAGCATAGACTCTGTGCTGTGTGATCCTCCATACCATCTGCAATCTATTGTGGATAGATATGGAGACACAGACTCAGCCCCGCCAAAGTTTGGCACTGATGGAGCTTTTCAAAGGTCGAGTAGAGGCTTTATGGGTAAGACTTGGGATGGTGGAGACATTGCCTTCAGAACAGACGTATGGAAAGAGTGTTTGAGAGTGTTAAAGCCTGGTGGTCATCTGGTGGCCTTTGGTGGTACTCGAACTATGCACCGGATCACCTGTGCCATTGAGGATGCCGGGTTTCAAGTGAGAGACCAGCTCCATTGGATCTACTTTTCAGGCTTTCCCAAAAACCATAATATTGGTAAAATATTACTAGACAAAGAAGGCACTGATCAGTGGTCCAACTGGGGCACAGCATTAAAACCAGCCTGTGAGCCAGCATGTCTGGCCAGAAAGCCACTTGAGAAAGGTTTAACCATTGCAGAGAATGTAATGAAGTGGGGTACAGGTGGAATCAATATAGAGGAGTCTAGATTTGCATATGGCGATCCGTGCTGGGTAGGTCCTCAAAATTGGACCGGTGATCCATCTGGTGACGGTTCAATGTCACAATCAATTGATAATATAAATTTTAAAAGTGGATCAATAGTAACCAAAAGAAGCCCCAAAAATAACCAAGGTAGATGGCCCGCTAATATTTATCAGTGTCCAAAACCAAGCAGAGCAGAGAAGGAGTCCGGACTCGATCATCTGGTGAAAAAAACAGGTTTTGATCTCAATGGCAGAAAGCCAGAAAATGTGGGTCATCTAAATGCAGCTGCTGGCACTGGCAGAACATCCACAGCCATTGCCAATACACATCCAACTATCAAGCCAACCAAGCTCTTTGAGTGGATAGCCCGACTCATTACTCCACCAGGTGGAGTCATATTGGATCCATTTCTGGGCAGTGGCACCACAGCAGTTTCTGGTTTAACTCTAGGTTTTGATGTGGTGGGATGTGAGCTCACAGAGGAATACTGGCCCATCATAGAGGGCAGAGTAAACCATGCTTTAAAACAGTGGTATAATGCTAATGCTCAATATAAGTTATTTTGATCCTGTGTCTGATCCTGTGTCTTTTGATTCTGGTGCTGGTGCAGTATCAGCTCCAGTTTCTTTGGACTTACCACAGCTGCTGCAAGCAATGAAAAATAAGAATAAAATGTACATGATGACTCCTATCAAGACAACAACTTTATCACACAAAAATAGATCCATCAATGACTATTAAACACGCCGCCAAAAGCCTTAGACGGCTATCAGATCGAACAGTAGATAATCCTCTATTGTATTGGGTACCTACAGCTCCCCAGTATGCATGGCTCCGTGATAAATCAAAGTGTAAGCTCCTTCTGGGCGGTAATCAGGTTGGAAAAACTGCCTGTCAGGTGGTGGAGCTACTCCATCGATGTTTGGGTACACATCCATACTTAGACACAGATCCACCACCAATAACTGCATTTTTAATTACGCATAGCCACATGCAATCTGTGACCATTCAAGAGAAGCTCTATGACCTGTGTCCTAAGTCGGCTCTACATCCTGATTGTGAGTTCGTCAGGTCGAAGGGATTCCGGGGTATTCATCCAGTTGTCAGATTTGTCAATGGTAGTGTGATTCATATCAAAACCGCCAATCAAGGACTCGGGTTGGCAAGTGCTACGATATCATATGTGGGGATCGATGAACCTGTATCACAGTTTGTGTGGGGTGAATTGGCAGCTCGTGTTCTTCGTGGTGGTGCTGGTGGATCTACTGGTACCATTGGCATAACCATGACTCCTGTTGGGCAGGATGTATCATACCTTCAGAAGTTAGTGGAGGCTGGCCAAGTGACCTGCCACAAAGCACCGCTCACAGTAGAGGCCACGACTCCACGGGGACTCCGGCCCCTATTATCAGAACAGCAGGTAAAAGAAATTACCTCTAAGTTTTTACCAATAGATAGGGAGGCCAGAATAAATGGAGATTGGAATGTGGGGATCCCAGAGGGCCGGATCTTTGATTGCTTCACTGATGAAATGATCAGCAGTGCACCAGCCCCAGTGGGTAATTATGAATTCGGAATCGGTATCGACCACGGATCAACACCTAATTCACAGGTGGCCATATTGGCAGCAGTGGAGCTCACAGATCCGAATAGTCCAAAGGTGTATATCTTAGATGAGTATGTAAGCGGCGCCGCTCCTCCAGAAGCGCATGCCCGTGCTATTTTAAAAATGATAGAAAGAAATGATTTACAGCCAGGGCAGTGCAGGTGGACTGGTGATAATATACACTTTGGATCAGGTGGCCAAACTGGCAAAATGTCAAACAGTTTACTAATGAGGGCTTTTGAATCCATTGGCAGATATCCTAATAACAATCTACCGTGGCGGATCAGGACCATTAGAAAACCTCGATACAGTGTTTATTATGGTGCAGCAATGATCCACAGTATCATGGCACGTAAAGAATTTTATATTAGTCCAAAATGTGAGAGGTTGATATTAAGTATACAGAGATGGACGATGAAGAAAAACCAATCTGCCAGAAGTAGAGATGAATGGGGACATGCAATTGATTCCATGCGCTACTGTTTGACACCAATATTAGATCGAAAATATGTAACACCAGCCCACAAAATCAGGATGTATTAAAATGCAGTATTCAACACCAGTAAAACCAATGGCCCCCACGTCAGAAGACCAAGCTCGCTGGGATGAAGGAGGACTCCGTAAAAGATTAATCTTAGGTGCCTGGCATGATGATTTGGAAAGGGAGCTAGCAAAGCACTTGCCACCAGACAGAAGAGAAGCATGGGGACCTGCCGATCTGAGTTCAAATCCTTTTGAACAAATCACCAGACAGCTCGCGGTTCTGTATCACGAGAATCCAACAGTAACACACAGCATAGGCGATATATCAGCTCTGATTGGTAGAGAAGGACTCGCCACCACTGCTGGCCTGTGGCCACTGATGCAGAGGGCACAGCAATTGGTACTGGGTATGAGGGAAGCAATTATTAGGATCGATGTCATACCAGCCAGAGAAGAAATAGCTCTTGCTGCTAGGTTACAGTATCGAATAGTAACCAGTGATCTGGTTTATATGGAGGCACACCCAGACCAGCCAGATGTGCCAGTTTATTATCAAGAGCTTAGACTCCGCATGCGAGATGGTGAATCACATTGGGTGGCAGATGTTATAGACATCAGAGATCCACAGAATCCGAGCTATAAACTGTACAAAGTGCAGCAGGGTGGAAAACTGGGGATCGAGGTTACAGATCAATATATGGGGGCACCATTAGAGGGTGCTACTTATCCATATCGTAACAAAGATGGCGCTCCGATTCTGCCTCTGGTATTGTATCACGCTGAGAAGACTGGCCATCTTTGGGATCCATATACAGGAAGCTCTAGTGTAAGAGGTTCTTTGGTTTCAAGTACACTCTATACAATGTGGGTTCATCTGGTAAGAGATTCATGCTGGGCTCAGAAGTATTGTGCTGGTCTGTCTGTTGCTGGCTTGAATCAGATGGACCAAGATCAGGTAGCCAGAAGATCTGCAATCTCCACTGATCCCAGTAGTATACTAGTATTTGCACAGGATCCAGATGCACAGGGCCAGCCTCTGATTGGTACATTTAATGTACCAGTGGATCCCAGTACTCTACTTTCTAGTATTTCAAATTACGAAACACGAGTTGCTTTGGCTGCTGGTTTAAATGCTGCCGACATCTCCAGACAAAGTGGCGACCCTAGATCGGGTTATGCTTTGGCTGTATCAAGATCTGGCCAAAGAGAAGCGCAGAGAAAGCAAGCTCCTACCCAGCGCATGGGGGATGAGGAGCTACTGGCTAAATCTGCAATGATGGCAAATCGGTTTTTAGGTACCAATCTACCTGAGTCAGGTTATCGGGTATCATACCACAGCATGCCATTATCGCCAGATGAGATACGAGCTCAAAGAGAAGATATCATAGGTAAAATGAATGCCGGTTTAATGTCTCCAGTACAAGCCATCATGGAGCTCTATGATGATATGGATGAGATAGAAGCTAAAATGTTATTGAATCAAATCAGAAGAGACAAAGCCGAGTTTCAATAATCAATTAGGAGGTAAAAATGAAATGTGAATCATGCTGGCAGGATATCACCAGCAAAGAAAATATAATAGTCGAGTGGCTAGCTCTGGCCAATGGTGTATGTCTAGTGCATTCCATACGTGTTGCCCACAAAGACTGTGCATATTATGATACACAGAAGGACAAACTAGATCAGGAGAATCTGTATGATCGGTGGGTGCCACTAGATGAGCTGGGATCTCTGATGTCTCTGGCCCTGGATATGAGCTGGGATAACAAATATGATGCAGAATTACATTTAATAGCAATACTACGACAGGAGGTAATATATGGATAAGAAAGTAATCGAGGGTGTGGTTTATGTACCACAGGACGCCATGCAAGCAGCAATGCAGGAAAGGATTAAAAAGCTTTCTGCTGATAGAGTGGCCTCAGAAGATAGGGCCAAAGATCTCCAAGGTCAATTGGATGCTATACAAGGTAAACTAACCACACTTGATACTTTGGCACAGCAGGTGGAGGATTACAAGACTCAACTATCAGAGGCCAATACTAGATACACCCGCCATACCTCAATGGCAGATTTTGGATTTACAGATCCAGACATTAGAGATGCGGTTGAATGGTCTTATAGTAAATCGATGAAGGGCAAGGCAAAGAAGGATCAGCTTTCTTTTGCAGACTGGCTAGCAGACATAAAACAGGATCCCACCAAAGCTCCTGCCATATTGCAACCACACATGCAGCTCCCACAGGTGGAGACAGAAGCAGCACCAGAAGTGGAGGCAATGCCACAGGCAATGGCACAGCCAGACAATCCGGCACTGTTACCACCTAGCACTAATGCAGGTGCCAGACCAGCACCAATGCAGAGCGCGGATCTAGTGCAGAAAGGTTTGGATGATTTGGACTTTTACCGGGCTAATCGTGACGCCATCCGAAAAGCATATTTTAACAAGTGATCAATCTAAGGAGGTAAACCAATGGAGGATCTAACAAGTGTAAAATTTTTCCCACACACACATGTATTTAATGCCAGTAGCAACACGACTCAGGTCGTACTACCTAGAGTAGCCAGCCATGTGGCCATAGGATCAGAAGATAAAAAAATATACTTTTGCTTTCTGGGTGGCACAGATGGTGGATCTCTGCCAAATAATCATGCATTTGTGCCAAAAGAAAACATGTTGCATATTGCATTGGGTAAAGGACGCGACAGAACAGACTCAATTTATATAGCGTCTAGCTCGGCAACCTGTGACATTACAATCATATTAACAGAGGAGTGATTAATGTTTACTTTTGGTGGCTCTATGGAGCCGGAGCAGTTTCCATTTAGCAATGTACAGACAGTTATTATTACACACAACAAAGGTTTTAAACCTTTTGTCTATGTTATCACTGATTCAGGAGAGGTAGGCTTTTGTCAGATCACCCATGATAGTGATAATCAATTGACTCTTAGTTTCCAAAATTCACTATCTGGTATTGCATTTGTGAGATAGATTGTACACGATACTAACCAATCATGTATGGAGATCACAACATGAAATTTCTAAACCCAGAAGTCGTATTTGATGGTGTAATTCAAATCGACGGATCGATCACTGCTGCAAATCACGCAGTAACTAAAACTTATCTTGAATCAAATTCAGTAGTTGCTATTCACTCTGACTCTTCTCAATATGCAGAAATTGTCACAGATGGTGGTAAGCAAAAGCTCAAAATAAAGCCACTGACCATTGGCCGGACTCTGGTTGATACTACTCAAACCTCTTTTGCTAATTGGCTATCTGCTAATTACTCCAATGGTAATGAGTATCAAGAGTCTGATATTATCATTCTTACTAACATCTCTGGATCTACTAGACCTGATTCATTCATCCATAATGGTGGATCTGCTGGATCTGCTGCTGACTGGACAGAGATTCAAGGTGCAGATGTTCAAGCATCAGAAGTGCGCGGTTTCCTTTCTGGATCTGCTGGTGTTAATTATGATGCCAACACAGGTGCCATAACTGCCGATCAAAGTGAAATCCGTGGATTCTTCTCTGCTGGATCTGGTCTCTCCTTCTCTGGTGGTGCATTTTCTTTGAATGCCTCTACTGATTTAGTGAATGAAGGCTCCAATCTATATTATACGGATGCAAGATCAAGAAGTGCTTTGTCTGTTGCTGATACTTCAGAAGTGGACATGAGCTACAACTCTGGTACTGGTGAATTTTCAGCAGCTCTCAAAGATGGATCTGTAGCTAATGCACGTCTAGCAAATAGCGCGATCACTATTGCCGGAGCTTCTACTGCCCTTGGTGGATCTATTACAGCTGCTGCTATCCTAGGAGCTTCTGATACTGATTCATTACCAGAAGGAAGCAGCAAATTATACTATACAGATGCCAGAGTCAGAGCAGCACTAACCGCAGTTGACACCACAGAGATCGATATGACTCTTGATGCCAGCAGCGGTAACTTTAAAGCGGATCTAAAAAATGGATCTGTTGCTAATGCACGCCTGGTTAACAGTGCTATCAGTATTGCCGGAGCTTCTACTGCCCTTGGTGGATCAATTACTGCTGCTGCCATTTTAGGCGCTGGCGATAGTGGAGACCTGCCAGAAGGCTCCAACCAATACTTCACACAAGCAAGATCGCGTGGTAGTGTTCAAGCTCATAGTGGTGCTGATAACCTTTTGGAATACAGCAGCGGATCTGGTGATATCAAAGTTTCTCTCAATAAGCTACGTAAAGATTTTGCTAGCCAATCTTTGACTGCTGGCACCTTTGCCACTCTCAATCATGCATTGGGTAAACAATTGGTACACGTATCTGCAATGGATTCTAGTGGGAATCTGGTCCAATTGGAGATCCAATATCAAGATGCAAACAATGTAAAAGTTAAAGCAAACTCTAATGTATCTGTGGATATTGCTGTGTCTTTGTAGTCCATCCCTCAAATGATAGTAATTACCTCCACTATCATTGGCCCACCAGGATCCTCTTCTGGTGGGCCTCTTTATTTTGTGACATTATTCACGGCAGAGTGAGATATATTATTACTGGGATACACCCTCTACATAGATTCTGGACACGGTCACACCGGTTAACAGTAGCAACCCCAGCAAATCAATAACAAACAAATTTAACAGGATATTATCATGGCTAATGAAATTACCAATAATGGGCTCCTGACAGACCTGAGAATGAATAACATGATCTCACAAGAGATCCGACTCCTTCTCGCTGACTCTGTGAGCCTACGAAACACCCCATACATGAGCTTCGTCGGCAGTATAAATGGCATGGGATCAGACACAATCAAAGTGCGGAAAGCGGGACTCGATGGGTTTAACTCGGACCAGTGGGCCACTTTTTCTGGTTCTCCAGAGGCAGATGCAGTAACCAACACAGCACTAACTGATGCTAGTGCAGATGTAGTGGTCAAGCGCCGATCTTTGGCGTACGGCATCTCAGACTTGGCAGCAATGACAGAGCTAGCCGGTGCAGGTGGTTTGGATCCTTTCCGAATTGCTGAATCCATAGCTCGATCATATGACGGCATGGTAGCCGATCTAACTGCTGATGCTTTTGCTTCTTTTACTGATGTAGAAACAGCTACTGCTAATCTTGATGTAGATAGCTTTACTGATGCCTATCAGAAATTGCAAAACAAATCAGGTAAAACTGTACCGGGTCCATATGTCTGTGTACTACATCCTAAAGCATGGGGACACCTGCAAGACTCAATCCGTGCAGAGGTAGGAGCTATTAAATTTAATCCTGCCACTATTGATGCAATTTCAGCCAAAGGAGATGCCTATAAAGGATCTTTCTTAGGTGTAGAGATTTATGTATCATCATACGTCACTGACGATGGCTCAGATTTCAAGCAGGCAATGTGGGCCCCTGGTGCAATTGGGTTTGCGACTGGTGCACCACAGGTCATTGGCGCTAGCCAAGTAATGCAGATGGATCAGGTTACCATTGAGATGGATCGCCAGAGTGCCAATGCTACTACTAGAGTCATTGGTCATGCTTATTTTGGTGTATCGATTATCGATGATGATCGCGGCGTGTTGCTAAAGAGTGACATTTAAATTATTATTTTGTGTGGGGTGCATTGGTACCCCACACAAAATACATTTTTAGGAGGTAAATAAAAAAATGAATTACGATACATTGAGCCAGCCTTGGAGTCAGACGGCACCAGAAAACACCAGACTCCCCATTAGTCCAGACCACCCCTTTTACTATAAACATTTCCCTGCAAATTGGGAATTCGGATACTGGACTGTAAATGTCACCAAAGGCAAAAAAACAGAAGAGAAGTCATTACCTGTTTTTTTTCCATCTGTGGATATTGAGCGAGTAGTACCGGGTGTAAATGGTGTACACCAGATAAATGGAGAGCTGGGCGATCCATCATCTAGATTGGGTAAACTGAGACAAGCCGGCTATGTTATTCTGGATCCACGTGATCATGATTACATGCGGGTTTATCCTGCCAGATTTGGTGGTAAAAAACACAGCCCTAGATTTGAGACATACAAAATACTAGCCAATAAAATAATTAGAAACTTTGATCAGGTTGCATTTAACAGGTGGAGATTAGAGCTGATGATAAATGGCCATATCGACATACCACATGATCATTTTATGGAGCTAGCTCTGATAGATTTAAAAAAGAGACCAGATAGATATATTAATCAGCAACACCTACCAGAAGTAAAAACTAGACTGGTTACTATGTACAAAAAAATTGAGGATATGGAGATAGCCAGACAAAGCATTTTATCCAAAGGCCTGGCATATTACGAGGAGCTTCTAAATGGCTAGCAGTGGCATACCATACAGCCCACAGATCAAAACCATAGAGTTACTGGAGAGGGGCCGAGAACAGATAACAGAGCTACCTGTATATAGGGATGGTGGACTCGCTACCATTGCTGCTGTTTCTTACACCCTCTACAAACCAGACGAGACCAAGTTGGTTGATGGTGGCACAGGTACATTTTCCGGTAACATTCCACAGTTTGTGCATACTGCTGGCAATCTTTCTAATGATTTAAATCTGGGTGAAGGCTATATGCAGGAGTGGACCATAACCATAGGTTCCAAGTCCTACATATTTCGACGCATGGCGGCTGTGGTCCGGCGGCGGTTATATCCTGTGGTATCAGATGTGGATCTATTTGCTACCTACAAACAATTGTCTGCACTGATGCCCAGTAGCATCACCAGTTATCAAGATTACATTGATGAAGCATGGTATACAATCATGCAAAGGATTAGGACAGAGGGCGGCGGTATTGAGTATCTAGTACTATCGCCAGAGGCATTGAGAGCTAGCCATCTGAATCTATCTTTGTATTATATATTTAGAGACTTTCACAGCAGTTTAAACCAATCTACTGGACGCTACCTCGATCTGGCAACAGAGCACAATGCACAGTACCAAAATGAGTGGAAGTTAATCAATTGGTTGTATGATAATTCTCATACTGGGTTTGCAGATGATCCCAACAGACGCACAGCAAAGCAACCAGTAATTTATTTGAATAAACCCGGCAACTATTATAGGCGGTACTGATGGCAGAGTCCCTGGCTAGAGTACGATCAATGATTGCCAGCAAGGTGGATTCAGTTAGCGGTTTTAAAGAATCGCGCATGACTCCTGATTTCTTCGGACGTACACAGGAGTCCATAGCTCATAAAGCATTTGTGGTGGGTATAGCGTCCACAGTGGCAGCAGAGGAAAGACAAAGAAGATCGGTGGGTGAGTATGTCAATAGTCAAGTGGTGATAACTTTTGCACACAGACTCCGGCCCCTGGATGCATACCCCACTGATTATGACAATGCACTGACAGCAGAAGAGCTCGTATTAAATGCAGCATTGGAATCATATGTACAGGATGCTGGCAGCGGTAAATTTACCATTAGATATACTGCCAGTACTCGCACAGTGACAGACAGCCAAGAATATATTATTATTACTCTAACATTCTCAGTATTACACACCCTATAAGGAGGCGGCATGGCCTATTCAACAGTACCAAAAACCAAAAGAGATGGAGTTATACAGCTCCGTGATGGCACAGGATCCCCAGTGACTCTAGACGTCGCTTTTGAAGACGGTAATTTTTCATTCTCACAACCACAACAATTCAGTGAACTGGTCATTATGGACCGTGGATCCTTTAGCGCCATACGTCGCCAAGATGAGCAGGCTATAACTGGATCTTTCTCTTTCCATTTTCGCCAATTTGCAGACAGTGGAGAAGCCGGATCAGTTCGTGATTTTATTAACAAATCTGGATTTTATTCTGGTAACATCAGTACCGGCACTGCTGGCACTCCATTTGTAGAGCACTACTGTGTGGATATTCGATACACAGCAGAGGGCACAGATTTTGGAGATGATGCAGATCACCAGGTTACATTGTCTAAATGTGTATGTAATTTAGATTTTGCAGAGGGAGATCCATCTGCATTTACACTAAACTTTACCTGTTATGGTGGTGCTGTGGTATCTGGTCCATAATTTTGTAATATAAGGAGGTAAACAAAATGGATATAAATCTAAGAAAGCTAGGAGAACATCAGACACAGATGCCAGCCAGCATGGCCACGTGTTTGGATTTTGTAGCCATGTGGGGTAGTGATCCCAACAGAGCCCAGCTCGGTCGGCTGTGTGCTGCTGCCATTGCAGTATGTGTGGATCATGCCAAGTGTCTACCAGCCTACCCCATAGCAGATGGAGATCCGATCGCCTTTGGTCACAAAGTGTTAGATCGGCTTCTTTCTGCTGGGGTTAGGGTCTCAGATGTATATGAGATTGGATCTGATCTACTGGTGGAGATGATGCAACAGATCCCCACAGAAAAGGCAGTGGATGAACAGGCAAATTTTACGCAAGCTCCAAAGGGAGCTTAGACCTGCTGGCACTACGTATAGCACTAAGATGGAATAGAGATCCAGATTGGTTTTATACACTGCCACCACAGACCAGAATCCATGTAATAGCAGAATACAGATTAGCCACAGAGGACACCAAAAGCGCCAAAGAAAGACACCAAAGAATCAAACATGATAAAATGCAAAAGATGATAGACAAGCACAGGAGACTCAATGGCTGATACATTTACCAAAGGCAATGCCACTGTTAGCTTTGGTGATGATTTGCAGAGCTTCTATTCTGGTTTTCTCGATAAGGTGGCCCCCGGTGCAAAGAAGATTATCGATCAGACACTGGAGGAGATAGAGAAGGAGGCCCAAAGACAGTGGCCCCGAAGAAAGCCAGCAGTGAGAACAGATAGAGATGGCAGAGTCGTGTTTTTTCGTGAGATGTCTAAGGACAGTTACAAAAAATTTGTAAGAGGCTTTCGGGTGGATCCAGATGGCAACATAGTTGGCTTTCTGAAAAATACAGCTCCCTATGCCTTCACAATCAAGTTTGGTATCGACAGTGAAAACTGGCAAGGTAAAGATATCATTTTCCCCACTGGTAAAAGAGTGGCAACAGAGCTCATGGTCAAACCCATTCGGCGTGGATCCAGGCACGTGGTAAAAGCACTGGCAGATGATCTGGCTAGAAAGGTGTAACAATGGCAGAAGAAAAGAAAAGTATAGAAATCAGTTACAAAGCAAATCTAAAGGATCTGGTTAGTAAGCTCAAAACTCTACCTAATGTCACAGGCATCGAGGCTAAAAAAATGGTGGCAGAGTTGGACCGCCAGCTCAAACAGGCAGAGAGGGCCGCCAAAAAGTCAGCAGATGCCCAGAAGAAAGCTGCAAAATCAGCAGCAGCAGCGGCCAGAAGAGGTGGCCAATCTTTTAAAGATATGGCGGACTCTGCCAATGATGCAAAAGAGAAGATCGGTGAGGTCGGAGAACAGGCAGGGGATGTGGATAGAGGCTTTTCCGCAATAGGTTTAGCATTAAGAGCAGTCAATCCAGAATTAGCCGAAGCAGCTGAAGGTTTAGCAGATGCCAGCGCAGTTACAGAAGGACTGGCAATGTCTTTTAAGGGGTTAAATCCACTGGTGGTGGGTGCTGGTTTGGCCATTGGTGCAGTAACTTTGGCATACACCCAATACCATAAAGAGGCAGAGAAAGCCAAACAGCTCACCATAGACATGCGAGAAGCTACTAAATCTCTATCTGGATCATTGCGATCACAAAAAGACAATTTATTAAACAGTTTTGAAAAATTAAGAGATATGGAGGATCAACTATCTCACACCACAGGTGAAATAAATGATTTTGATTTTGCACTATCACAAGCCGGTAAATCAGCAGCGGCCCAGTTTGAGTCTAATATACAAAGCCAAAAAGAAATCATACAACAAAGACAAGATGATTTAGCTCTAATAAATAGATTACAGAAAGGCCAGATGGGCATGACAGAGGCTGAAAAAGAAAGACTCAGACTTCTACAGCTCCAAATACCGGCCGCAGATAAAAATGTAGTGCTGGGTGAAAAAAGAGGCGAAACAATTAGAGCACTAGTGCCAATCGACAAAGCAATAACAGATAATCTTATAGCTCAAATTGAAGTATTAAATCAGATAACCACCAACAGAGATCAAGCAGTAGAGGTGGCCAAACAACAATTTGAATTTGAATTTGAACAAACAAAAGAAAAAGAAAGACAACTTCAATTAGAAAATGATGCAGCAGAGGCAGCAGAAGCCAGATTAGAAGCAGAGCTAGAAGTACAAAAAATAATCAACTCCACCACAGATGCTGAGAAAACATTTCAAGCAAAGCAGGAGCTGGAGCTGTCTTTGGTAAAACTCAGAGAGACAGAACATGAAAAAGCTATAAGAGAAATTGAAGAAAGATTTAAGGCTGATGAGCAAAGATTAAAAAAACTTGCACTGATAAGCGGTGAAGAGTTCACACACCAGATAACAATAGCAGAACTGAGACTCCAGAAAGAACAAGAAATTCATGAGCTCTCACTAAAGAATAGAGAACAGATTAAAGAAATTGACGAAGAAATCATTAAGGATTTAATTGGTGATCTTGGCACCATTGCCAGTGATCTAGAAATGATCTATTCTAATCTTTTTATTAACCAACAAAATGTAGTAGCAGAGAGACAAAAAGAAAGAGAAGAGTTTGATAAACTGTCTCAAATGGAACAGGACAGAATAACCAGACAAAAGAAAATAATGACAGCATTTTTCAGGGCAGAACAAGCTCTTTCTATTGCTGATATTGGTATGAGTACAGCAGAGGCAGTAATGAAAGCTCAAGCTGTATATGGCCCTGGTACACCACAGGCAATAGCGGCCAGTATTTTGGCAGTTGCCACAGGTGCAACACAATCAGCAGTGGTGGCCAGTAAACAGCCTCCGAGCTTCCACATGGGTGGACTGGCACCAGATGAGATGGGAGCTAGAGTTTTGAGGGGTGAAGCCATACTAGATAGAGCTACAGTCAGAAGGATTGGCGGTGAGCAAGGTGTTAAACAATTACAGCAACAAGGATCAGATCGGGATCAGGTTGTAATCATTCAGCCATTCAGACACTTTGGCAGATTTGCTAGAGAAATTGGCTTGAAGTCTCCAAAGAGTACAGGAATAAAGGCATATTAAAATGAGCAATATAACACCAGATAAAATGAGAGGGTTAGTGGTGCCCATCTCCACAGTATCAGAGCAAAATATATGGACAGCTCAAAGTACTTTTAGCCAAAAAAATCCACGTGCCGGCATACCAGCACCAGCTCAAGATGGTACATCATTAGTTTTAACCTGTGCAGGATCACAAGCCGAAACAATTAGAGTCACAACACGAGAAGGAGGTGTACCAGGTAAAACTGCAACATTTATATGGGAAGGAGAGGACGCCACAGAACTGGGTAAAGATCATGACAATATATTAACTGACTTTAAATATTGGAAGTTTAGCAGCTCTCCTGGATACGAAGATTTTGCATGTATCGCTGATTCAGATGGGACTCTTTATTCTGTGAGTGAGCTTATCAATAGTGGTATATACACCATTTCATGCCACAGCCAAAAGCAGAATGGATCAATAACTACACTGAAAACATTTTTCACAGGTACCCTATCGAGCAGCCCCAGCTCCACAGCAAAGCCCATGATCACCATTTTAAATGATGGATCTATATTGGTTGCATATTTTAATTACACTAATGATAACTTTGTCAACATTGTAGTTTGGCGGTCTTTTGATAATGGATCAAACTGGCAAAATATAGCAGAGAGAGCTTTACAAGATCAATCCATCAATGTAACCGCCGGATCAGGTCGAGCTATTGATAAAACCACTATGATTGTATCTAATGATATTGTGATAATTTTTATCAGTTTTCATGGTCTTTCTGGGGTCGGTGAAAATGACATGGTGGCTCTAATCTCTAGAGATCAAGGTACAACTTTTACACAGTCTGTACCCATATCTAATGGATACTTTCATGAGCTGGTTGCTGTGGGATTACCTAATGGATCAATTGCTTTGTCTTATTTGAGTGCAACACAGGATTTGAAACATGTAAATATTCCACACCCCGGCGTGCAAGCGGGAGCTACTGAGTATTTAACTGCCAAACAGAAAACCATATCAAGTGGTACTCTTACATTTTGTACTCAAACAGCAACAGGATCAGGATCTAATTTTTACCTATCGGGTGGTAACATTACGAGCTGGTTTAATGAGGGGTACTTGTATGTAGTAGCAGAGGACACTAATAAAAAAATGGTTGGATTCTTATCTGCTGATAATGGCGATACTTGGCAATACATAGCAGGTGGTTTTAGTCCAACATTAGCAGAGGGAACAGTATACCAGCCAAACAGCAGCACAGTGCACAAGGGGTTAAAAGCTACTGTCTGGGAAGGCCGATCAATAATAATGGTGGGTACCAATAACTCTATAGCTCTAATGTATTTTGGTGGTTATAGTTCATTCTCTTTCCCTGCACTGGTGGATCAACCTGATAGATTTAATTACAACAATTGGAAAAGCACATGGATCGCAAATAACACACCAGATACTGCTAGTGTGTATAGTGCCACTGGATCTGGTACTGGTAGTGTCTTATCTGATGGATTGAGAATCAACACCAGCAGCAACACAAAATTTTATACATATTCTGGTAATCTGTCAGAAGCTCAATATTGGAGATGGAAGCTCAAAGTCACCACAGGTAATGATTTAACCACACACTATATTGGTATGCTAAAAACTTCTGATGACACATCTAACAGCTACGAAGTTAATTTTAGATTTGGCACTGCTGGCTTTTTAATTCATGATGGCACAACAGTTCTATCTAGTGTGACTCAAGATATGACTAGTGAGGTAGAGTTTGTATGCTTCCACAAAAAAACAGCATTAACAGTGTTTTACCGGGTATGGGATGAAAAGCAAGCAAAGAAATGGACCAAACTATCACTAACAGTGGCAGCACAAGCCACAGGAGCAGGAAACTCTTTAAGGTGGGGTCATACTGCAAGCTTCACAGCACAGAGCTCATGGTCTGAATTTTTTGTATCAGAGAGTGGAACAGGTGCACAGAATAGTACATTGAGAGGATCACTCTATCCCCAGTTTGGTAAATTTAGATATGTAGATTCCGGACTGCTATTGACTGCCAGAGAAGCACCAGCACGAGCCACAGAAGAATACAAAATAAAACCAAGATATGACTATTCTATTGATAATATATTTTATCAGGTGAGCTTATCGACTCAGATTGTGTGGAGGTCAAAAGACGCCACAGCCAATAAAATAGCTTTCTACGTAGATCCAAAGGTGGGCAGCACTGCCAGAAACTTAGGTCTATCAGATGTGCTGGGGATACATTTATCTAATATTAATTGGAGAAAAGGAAAGCTCCAGCTGTGGAATGGTGCAGCATGGGCCACTGCTGTTACCATTGACACCAGCACAGGACTCCAAGGTACTTTTCAGAGAGTAGGTAGTACTTTACAACCCAACAGCTCTGCAACTGACTTTTATTTACATTATGATGAGTGCAGAAATTGGAGAGCAGAATTAACCAGTGGAGAAGACACCTATATAGTAAAAATTGTTCAAAACTCAGAAGGAGTCTGGGGTAATCAATCTACACACAAAAGATCGATTCTGGTCTTTGATACAAGTTTAACAGATCCGGCAACTCTTCCCACCAGTGGTAACATTAAATTGATGCCAGATAAAATAACCATAGCCCATGAGCTGTTGTCTTCAAGTGGTACCCCTGGTGAGTATGCAATAGCTCTGGAGGTCGATAGTCAAACCAGTTTAGAAGGATATCATCAGATTGGATCACTGGTGGTGGGCAATGTTTTATTTATGGCTCCACAGTATCAGAGGGGTAGAAATATATCATATCTACCAAATACCCAAAGCAGTGAATCATTAGATGGGCTTTTCCACAGTAGAAAGCTATCAGATGGCAGAAGAATCGCCAGTATAGCCTGGACAGAAGCAGTGGACACCAGATCAATAATGAGCATTAGTCCAGATTATTGGCAGTACTCAACCACAGCAGGATCACAGCCTGTGGCCAATTATGGTGATGCCCCTTTTCAAATGATGGGGTTAATTAGATACCTAGCAAATCAGACTCCTATTGTATATTTGCCCAGTTTAAAAAAGAGCACTGGATCAGATGATACACAGGTTTTTAACAGGTACCATGATCAGATGTTGTGCAGAACTACTGGAGATATCACCATAGAGTCTGTACTGGGTGAAGAGCAGAAAGATGAGCTATTTAGGGTTGCCACAATAAATCTAGAGGAGCTCGAATGATAAACACCCTAATCAATGAAGCTGATTTAATTGGTAGTGAAGTTTGTTTTTTACTTGAAATTGAATATATGGGAGCTCCATACAGATTCTCGACATTTACAATTGACATTACAGACACTATTAACAACACTACAAACAGATATGAGGGCGGTTTGTCTGATCCAGATTTGGATCAGAGTATATCTTTTGTTGGTTTTGATTTGGAGGTTACTACCTTGGCAGTGGAGCTGATTTTTAAAGATATAAATTGGGTTAATGAATGGTTGCAGGGTCGATTAATAAATCATTCAATTTGTACTTTGTCTATGGTAACTGTACGCAATGGAGCAGCACTACAAACAGAAATGAATAAGATTCATTTATATAAAGGCAGGGTAGTTGATCCCATATTTGGGACTCCAAATAGGCCAGAAGGATATATTATTTTTTCAATACAAAATGATTTACAAACTACCAATGTGAAGCTCCTTGAAAATAGTTTTGAAATTGATGTATACAAGTTCCCAAATCTCCAGGGCTTAGTGGAGTTTCCCAAAGGAAAATACGCGCCTTTTGTCTTTGGTATACCTGGCAACTGGCCCAGCAGAACTGGCAATAATCATGCGGTAAAATTTAATAGCATAGCTCATGTATCACCTTCATACATTGTTAACTCTTCTGGATCTGGTGCCTCCATTGTGGTTGATTTTTTGATAGCCGGGCATGATGTAGAGGCGAGTCAGGTCCGTATTTTTGATCAGACTGGTGGCAACTTTAGAAACACAGTATTGTTAGATAAAGATGCAGATGGAAATTTATACAGTTTGGTAAGATATCAATCTGGATCAGTAGTAGAAGATAACAGCTTTGTGCCTGGTTTAGATAATGACCAAACCTTCTGGGCCAGCTGGGGTGAAAATGACGGCGGCTTTACGAATGTTTTGGAGGGTGGTTTATTAACTGGTGGCGGTGATCTTTGTCTGTATGTTTTAGATCTGCTTGATTTGGAAATTGATAGAGAATCCTTTGTAGGTTTGAAGACAATTCTAAATGAATATAAATTTGCTGGTTTTGCCAATGACCCAGAAGTAAATGCCTTAGAGTGGTTACAAAAAAACATTATTGAGTATTTACCAATTGCAGTGACTCAGGGTCCAAAAGGAATCAGAGCTCAATTAGATATGTATCATTATGTACAAAAGATTGAAACACAATACACAATTTATACTTCTGGAGAGTTCCAACCACTAACCGGACTCCAGCCTTTAGATATTGAAGTTGTTAATAAATTGATTGTGCAATTCTGCTATGAAGGCGAGTTTGATAGATACCTGTCTACTGTTGGCATAGATCCATTTATCACAACAGAAACCGCCATGATCTTTCCTGATAATATTGCAAAAGTATCAGCAGAAAGATTTGGTGTGAAAGAAGAGGTTTTAACCCTGCCTTTTGTCTGGGATTTTAACACAGCAGTAAAAATAGCCAGGGACAGAATACACCAAAGATCTTTAGGATCTATGGCTATTGAATTTGAAGCTGTCGGTAAATATGGTTATTTGGCTTTGGGTGATGTGGTGGCACTAAATAGCGCCGAGCTGGGCTTAGTTGATCATAAATGTCAGGTAGTGCAGAAGAGTTGGAGCAATGGAAAATGGCGGTTTGTTTTACACTTAGAGTCAAACACTGTTACAAATCTACGTAGCATGTGACTATTGACAATTGTTTATATGTTATTTTAGTAATGTTATGATTGTATTTATTGACAGACAGCACGCCGGAAAACCACACAAAATTAATGATCGTGGTGCTTCTAGGGATCTCAATGGAGATGGAGAGATAACAGCAGAGGAGCTAGAGGCCATATGGACCGCCCGACTCGCAGTAGAACTGGAGATCAAACTATACGACAAAGGGGTTAAAGTAATGCCTCTGTCAGATGGTAAATATTCAGCGCGACATGCCAGAGTAAATGAATATGCGGAGCTCCATCCAGGGCCTTGGGTATATCTGGCACTGCATTTAAACAGTGGCGGCGGTGAATATGGTAGTTACTTCTACGATTCAAGATCCACAAAAGGACAACAGCTCGCCACAATGATGGCCAAAAAGTTAAAAGAGGGTGTTGAACATATCGACACAGCCAAGGCGATACCAGCCAAAGCCGATGATTGGACCAAAAATGCTTTTTACACAATTAGAAATGTAGGGCGCCCCGTGGCCATATGTTGTGAACCATTTTTTATGGATACACACCAAAGATTATTGAGTATACCCGGCATGGCCTCCATTGCCACCACGATGGTAAATGCTTTGTTGGATTGGAGACAGATTCATGAGTAATTCAGAAATTATACAAATGCTAACCGGTCCATTTTCTGCAATGGTATTGGCAGTGATCATGCTGTTTGCTATGGGTAGATGGCTAGCTCAAAATGTACCACTGTATCTGGATAGACATTTAAAGCAGATTGATAAAATGATTGATAATCATACCCAAGATCGCGAAATGTACAGGCAAGGACTCCAGACACTTACAGAGCAGCATAATGTACTAGCCAGAGAGGTACAGGAGATCACTGTATCAGTAAAAGACATTAAAGACGAAGTGACCGTATTGAACCACAAAATTACTTCATAGATTCCAATTATCCAATTTCTGAACTATCTTCTTTGGTTGCTGTGGCAACAGTGCAAAATTGACCTTTAGAAACTCAGTATATCCCACTGGGTTTTTAATCTTGATTTTGGGTAAATTGTGCTCATTATCTCTAATGTAGTTCCACAGCATGCGAGAGTCAGAAATAGCAATATAGATCCAGCCATCCCAGATCCATGCCTCTAATGTGTAATCTGGAAATGTTCTATCTTTTGCCAGATTAGATAGCATTATTTGTGTCTCTACCTTCTGTGCTGGATCTGTGGACTTGCGGTATCTCACACAATGATTCTGGTATGGTCTAGCCATCCAAGATCGGGTGGCCCAGTTCTGTGGCCCAGATGGGCTATTATACATCCAATCGACACAATATTTATAGTCCAAATGGGTATGGCTGGTGGACTGCCAGATCCCTGGATAGTGTTTTAAAAGTGTTGGTTTAATCCACTTTGCGAAAAGTCGATCACTTCTTTTTTGCCTTTTGTGTCTATTCAACATTGCCGATCATATCTTGCAGATAGGGTAAATCAATAAATTATGAATAGTGCCACAAATAATCTTTACTTGCCAATACACACCAAAGTATGCTATTTGTGAATTATGACAATCAAGTCTAATCTTTCTGGAGGTAAAATGGAAGATTCAACAAAAGAAGAGCTCAAAAATGTAGCTCGTGTAATCATCAGAAAAGCCATATGCACACATGGCAGGGCCAAAGTTAGAGAGCTGCTGAAATCATATAAGGCTCAAAGTGCAGAATATGACCAGATAATCAGACAAGCCTTTTCAGAATTTGCCAGAGAGGTGAACCAGTGAAAGACGATTCAAACACTGTTCTATTGATTTTGTCTGCTGGCATTGTGGCAGCATATGTGGCACTGTATTATTTTTCCCACTGGGCCAATCATTTTATGGAGGTTGTATGAAGACAACTAAACCAGAGACAATACCAGTCTATATGGGATCATCGAAAAATTATATTATGAAGTGGTATACCAAAGGCATGTGGCACTATCGAGCTACAATACATAAAAGCAATGGCATTTTATCTGGGGTATTTTACACTCTAGAAAATGCAAAAGAATACATACAAAAACACCATGAAAAGGAGGTATAAATGTTGTTTAGAAGTTGGTTAATTGAATCATTAAAAATTTCACCTTATAGCCGAGCCAAACTGGCCAAAGAGCTCACATTGACAAAAGGATCAGTAGATAAATGGCTAGCAGGTCAATCTGTGCCAAAGGTCGCGAGTCTCTATCTGCTGTGTCAGATACTACACCCCAAAGAGGCAGTAGATCAATATGTACACGTATCTGGATTAATCTGTGCTGATGCTCTGATGGTTAAAAATGTGGATCAAAACATACACTAAAAAAGTGGCATTGCCTCCAGTGGCGATGGGTAGACCAAGGAGGGGTAGGCATGGCATGTATACCCCTCCAAAGTCTAGAGTGTACCTAAAATCATTGGTGGCACTTCTGGACGGTAAACCCATCGCCACCACAGAGCCAGTACTGCTGCAATGTGTATTTATCCACCACAGACCAAAGAGACTCGGAAAAGGGCCACAGGTGCCAAAGACCACGAAACCTGATTTAGACAATTTAATTAAAATGTTGTTAGATGGTATTGTATCAGCCAATCTGATACCAGATGACAATTTAATAACCACCATACAGCCCCTCACAGGCTACCAACATATGGATCTCTATGCTGCACACACAGAAGATCCACACACACTTTTCACATTATCCATCTGGAGGCCTAATGGCTAAATTCAACCCAAACATGAAATTATCACTATTTAAACACACAAAAGACAATCAACCACAGACCATAGAAAGACCACTTGACTGCATTATTGAATCACTCACTAGACCACTAGACGGAGTCACCAGCAAAGACTCGATCCCTCTGTGGTCTCCTACTATTTTCGAGGGCACCAGAAGTGGCGCCAATGCAAAAGAGATCGGCTTTCTGGTCTATGATATAGATGATGGAGTAGCTCCGGTTAGCTCCTGGCGTCTGTTTGCAGATTGTGTGGTCATCTGCCATACATCATTTAGCCATAAACCACAGCATCATAAATACAGAATCATCATACCACTAGAGACACCAATACCCGCCAAAGATTGGGATCGGGCCAGCATTGCCGGTAAAGAATACTGGGACTCTGTGGTGGGACGTGGTGAGCCAGATCCAAAGGCGCTAAAAGATGTAGCTCGAATATATTATAGATATGCAATACCACTGTCAGATCCAGCACTGGATGAGTGGGATCCACGTCGATCAAAGTTTAATCATACTGCTGTGAGCTGGGATGACAAACCACTGCTAAATCTTGATTACAGCCATGTGGAGATAAAAAAACCAGTATACAAAGCAAAGCCAATGCCAAAGACTGGCAAAGTTAGATTAGATGATGCAGTGTTAGACAGTGGATTTAGAGGGATGATAGCAGATCAATTGGGTGCCAAGGTTGTAAACAATAGCGCCAAAAATATAATCTGTCCCTCCTGTGGTAGACCTGATGTATTTTTTTCCATCGATCTGGCAATGCCAAACAGTCAGAGATGGCCAAAATGCAACCACTTAGAAAGCTGCGGTTGGTGGGGTCCTCTATCTGCCTTGGTAGGTGAGTAATGAAGGATAAAGATAACCTAATCAAACTGGCACAAGCTCATTTTGGAGTAGAGATCACAGAAGACCATTGCCCAGAAGGAGTAGATCCAGCAGTGTGGGATCTGTTGGATAAAACCCAATTCAAGATCACCAACAGTGGGAAGGTATGCATGCCTATCCCATACGACACCAGAACAAACCTACAAACCATACTCCAAAATGATACCGAGTTTGCTACACTGGGGTATAATCCACACAGTGATAAACTGTTATGGAAAGGTGTTCCTTTTGAAGAGGTCGACATTGAGAGAGTCGGAATCTATTTGGAAAAATACCGAATGAGAGTCAAAGATGGTGCCATCAAAAGTGGCGTCACAGCAGCAGCAATGGAAAACCAATTTGAGCCCATTAGAGATTATCTAGATGGTTTGCAGTGGGATAAAAAACCACGTATAGACAATCTATTGATTGATAAGTATTGTGCAGATTTTGAAGCAAATTACAGTGATCTGGTGCAGGCTATGAGCTCCAGATGGCTCATTAGCGCAGTGGCCAGAATAATGGATCCAGGGTGTGAAGTGCATACTTGTATAGCTCTGATATCAGTGGCCAAAGGTGTTGGAAAAGGATTCTCTTTAAAGGCTTTGGCAGGTGAAGAATACTTCTCCAATTCCAATTTAGATATAGGCAGCAAAAGAGGGTATATGGCTATACATCAATCTGGAGTGTGGATATGGGAGCTGGCAGAGATGGCCAGCCTACAAGGTAAATCAGCGGAGTCATTCAAGGCATTTATTACAGGCGCATGGGATCGGTACACTGCCAACTATGGTAAATTTCCCAAACACAGGCCCAGAAGGACAGTGATCGCTCTATCTGCAAACAATGTAAACATACTATCAGATGGGCCGGAGCGGCGGATCTGGCCAATACTGATAAAACACAATCATAGTATTGATATAGATTACATCAAACAGAATAGAGATCAGTTATGGGCAGAGGCTGTACATAGATACAAATCTGGTGAGCCCTGGCACCTAGACACCAAAAAACTGAGAGATGATCTAGAGAGCTATCAGATGGGTAGATTTATGATAGATGATCCGTGGTCTCCAAAAGTGCTGGAGCATTTGGTTACAGGTGGTAAAAGTACCACTGAAATAATGGACCATCTAGATTTACCTATAAGCCAACAGCACACAGGAAACAGCAAAAGAATCGCCCAGATTTGTAAAGAGCTGGGATATGTTCAGAAGGTAGAAAAGAACCAAAGGCGCTGGGTGAAAAGATGAACTTTGGCCAGTGGGTAGAGTACAAACTAGAGAAGATGGGTAAATCACAGGCATGGCTCATCAAAAGAGCCAATCTATCAGAGGGCAGCATACAAAGATGGACCAAAGGCCAGCAACCAAGATTAGATACTGTTTTGATAGTATGCAAGAGCATTGCCAGGTATGAGGGTGTACCAGTCCACAGAATAGTAAAGCAAGCGATCCAAGATAATCCAATAATCTGGCGATAAATAAACAGGTCGATAAATGGACTCTGTAGTGACAGTGCCACAGAGTCATTTTATTTTATCCTCTATGAAGTATTTATTTGTAGATTGTGAAACCACAGGACTCAACCCTAGACAACATGAGATTATATCTATCTGTATGATTACCTATGATGGCGGTAAATGTATAGACAGATGGGCAGCTCTTATACACCCTCAAAATATAGAGGCAGCAGATCCAAAGGCTTTGGAGATAAATGGCTATTGTAAAGCCAAGTGGGATGGAGCATGGGAAATGGAGGACGCGATCCAGATGATAGCCCAGAAAATGCGACAAAAAGACATGTGCTTTGTAGGGTACAATCCTGGTTTCGATATGTCATTTATTAGAGTGGCATTAGAGCAGTATGGTTACCATCTCAAAAGACTAAGAATGATCGACGTCATGACACTGGTAAATGAGCACCTGATCCCACTGGGCCTGCATAGTATGTCACTGGATAACACGCGGCGCTTTCTGGGTATGTCACTGGCCAATAATCACACAGCATTGCAAGATACACAGGATACAATATATATCTATAATCTGCTCTCCAGATCTACAATATGGCAGCGGCTGTGGTGGAAGTTTAAATATCATTTGCGCGTGTATTTATCATCAGATACATTGTAAATGGTTGATAGATAATTGTGAAAGTGCTAGCCATTTAGGCACTGGCGATCTGTACCAGCATAAATAAAACAGATACCTCAGATTAACTTCTGGGGTTTTTTTTTACATATCGATCTATATCTATCAACAAAATAGATTTATTTTTCACAAAATAGCATACTTTTTAAATACAGATTACAGTAAATTACAGAAGATTTTTACCTTCTGTATTGAGTACAATAGCCTCCTGATGGGGGCTTTTGTTGTTTCTGGGTGCTGATTCTGCGAAAATAGTAAAAAACATTTTTTATATATTCACTTTTTATTTAAAAAGTTTTTTTAGGTTTTTAGTGTAATTGTAAAAAATAATCTCTATATCTTCCATAGATAGGGGTGAATAGAGCTTACACTAGCTCAAAACCTTCTGTAATTTAGTGTAAGCTCTCGACGTGGTCGAGCTCATAGAGATAAAAAAACACAGAAATAGAGTAAATTACACCAATATGTTATGTTTTGGTATGGATTTATCAGCACTACACCCCTATATTGATCTGCTTCTGGACCGTGGAATCAACTCCAGAGAAGAAATTGATCCTTATATTCATGCTGCTGTGTTTAAATTGAATTTAGAACAATTAAACAGCTCCATATTGGTTACAAATGAGCTAACCAATTGTATGGTGTATAATGATAATAATGATTTGGTGGTGGAGGTTAGATGGTTGTCAGATGGTGCAGAGTTTTTTGTACACAGAAAAAAACCATCTCTATTAACTGTGGTGGCAGCAGTACTAACCACAATCAATGAGATAGAGGAGTCCAACTAATGCCAGTTTACACAGTGCCAAAGAACATCCAGCGAACAGCACAAAGAGCTATAGAGTATAACAATAGTTTACCCATAGCACAGAGGGCGAGCTATGAGGGCACAGGTAAAGACAGAAAGCCCGGTACTGGCATGAGGACCGCTAGAAGATTATCACGTGGTAAAATAGATTTGCCACAGGCTAAATTAATGTCTGCTTGGTTTGCTAGACACGGTGAATCAGAGAAGGAGGCCAAAGCAAGGCAGGACAGGACCAGCAAGGCAGCGATCGCATGGGCTTTATGGGGTGGCAATGCTGGCCGCAGATGGGTAAACTCAATCATTAGGAGAGAAGATGGCTAAGAAAAAACAGTTAAGTATACAACAAAAGACAACATTATTAAAACATTCTGTACACCACACACCAGCTCACATGTCATACATGAGAACAGCAATGGCCAGTGGTAAAACATTTACACAGGCTCACAGAGAAGCCATAAAGAAAGTAGGAAAATGACATGCCATACCACACAACAAAGAAGAAGAAACCAAAGACAATGAAGCCAAAGAAACCAAAAGGCAAGGGCAAAAAATAATGGCTGCCAAGGTCCCCAAAAAATATACAGCAGGTCTGGGTAAATCCACAGCAGATAAAAGAAAGGCAGAGATCCGAAAGAGACAGAAAGGAAAGAAATCTTTCAAACCTTTACCAGGTGACGCCAGAGCTAAGACTAGAGAATCAAAATACACCAAAAGAATCGCGGCCAGTGGTATCAGAAAAGTCATACAGGAGGAGACCACAGAGGGCAAAGGATCCACGCGTGAAAGGTTCATAAAGGCAGTCTCTAGAGTAACAGATATACCTGTGGGTATTATTGATGAAGTCTACAACAAAGGACTCGCGGCGTGGCGAACAGGACACAGACCAGGGGCAACACAAGACCAGTGGGCCAGAGCTCGGATCTACTCCTTCCTTGCCAAAGGTAAAACAATAGAGAAGGCAGACAAAGATTTATTTGAAAGGGCGAAAAAGTCTCTCAGTAAAAAGGGAAAGCGGTTCTCTTTTGGCTAGTATAAGGCCGTGTGCGCGGGCCACATAGGGGGGGCACCCCCCTCTTTCTCCTTTTTTT